GAGAAAATTGCCATAGCCTGTGTCATCTGGATAAGGTCCTGCTGTACCTGTATCATTTCCAGCAAAACCAGCATCTTGACCTGCATTTAGTATAGTATCATCTCCATTATACACTTGAGCAGTAAATGTTATTGGGTTATTAGGTGTTGTAGTCCAAGACCATTGTGGATTAGTTCCATTAGCAGGATCACCAGAATTAGGTATCACACCATTCTTTGCTATCCATGCTTTTCTATTATCACAATCTAAATACCAACTAATAAGATCACCATCAGTAGCAGTAGCAACTCCTGTACTCGTAGTTGTTATTGTACCTAATCCAGTTATATTAGCACCACTATTTGCTCCTAATGAGCCACCAGTTATGTCATAACGCATAGCCCAAATATCTCCACCAGTAGTAGGTGAATTTGCTATATTACCAAGAACAGTTAATCCTAGATAAGGATAACCAGCAACTTCATCTACAACTAACATTTCATAATACCATTTACCACTTGTCATAGCAAAAGTACCAGAAGGATTAGATGCACCACTAGATGTACCAGTAGCTTTTAAATTTCCTTCTGCTAAAGTAGTGTAACTTCCTGCATTTAAAGGATTCCATGTAGCAAAATTACCACCATTAGAATCATCATTAAAAGTTGGAGAGTCTAACATCTGGTCGTGTGTTGCTATATTAGCTACAGTAAAATCATTATTATTTCCTGAACTGTCATTACCTAAATCACCACTTGATTCAAATTTTAAATACCAACCTTCATCTCCCCAAGTAATACCTGAACTTAAATCCTTTGGAATCCAGACTCCATTTTTTTCTTCCGCAAAAGTTGCTGCATTACAAGCTGTTCCATCAACAAATGCTGCTTCAGCTATCATAAAATTTGAATAAGTTGAATAGTATGAAGGATTACCTTGTATACCTATATAAGTAGCAGCATCATTAAAATTAGTAAATTCATAATCTTCTGCTGGGTAAGTTGCAGTTGCCAACAAACCAGTTTGGTCTACTCCATTAATAAAAATTTTCCATCTATTAGTATCTGTAGATTGAGTAGTATCTGTTGCTACAACTATATGATAAAAAGCAGAAGGATCTCTAAATACTCTGTTTGTTTTTAGTTGAATGGTTGTTCCAGTTGTAACTTTAAAAAGATTATCATTATCAAATTGAATCATAGAAGCATAAGCACCACCACCTGAACCATCATCTTGTGCTAATATTGAATTATTACCTGAACCAAGCCCTGTTCTTTTAATCCAAAAACTGTAAGCCCAAATTTTCTTATTTCCTGCTGCACCGGGAGTCATGCTTAATAATGGGGAATCCCCTTTATTAAATCTACAACTATTAGCTATTTGATGGGTATAAAAACCAGCTGCTACTCCACCTGCTGCTGCTGCAGCTCCCATTAAATTATTTTGAAATACACCCATTATGCATACGCCTGTGAAATTATTGTTTGAATATCTCCACCTACTCCATCACTTGAAGCAGATACTATTATATAATCTAATCTATCAACAGCTCCATCACCTGTAGATAAGGTAGGATCTGTACCACCTATAAATTTAAAGTCTGCATGGTAAGCCATTGTACCACTTCCTCCATCTTGTGTTAAAAATATACTTCCTGTTTGTCCTGTAACACAATTAATTGGTTGAGCTAATGTGTGTGCTGCAGTAACTGATGTTCTCCAATTCTGTGCTGTTGCAAAATTAAGAGATACAGAAGTTACTCCATTAATAGCTGTGGCACAAACTGCTGCTGCAGCTCCACCTATAACTTTTAATGTACCTTCTAAACTTGTTGCTCCAGATACTCGAACAGATCCTAAAAAACCTGTATTACCTGTAACTGTTGTAGTTCCAGTAACTTTAAGTGTACCTACTAATTGTGTATTTCCACTAACACATACAGCACCATCAAACTCTGCCTTACCCCCAACTACTAATCCTGCTTCTAAACTTGTTGCTCCACTAACTCTTACTGTACCTAAGAAACCTGAATTACCTGTAACTGTTGTAGCACCTGTAACTTTAAGTGTACCTACTAATTGTGTATTTCCAGAAACACATACATCACCATCAAAGTCTGCTTTACCTGTAGCAACTAATGTACCACCTATAGAAGTATTACCTACTACATCTAATGTCCCACCTACTCCTAGATTTGCTGTCATAGTAGTATTACCTACAATAGTAACAGTACTACCTACATGAAGAGTACCAACTAAAATTGTATTACCTGATACACATACATCATTATTAAACTCTGCTTTAGCACCAACTACTAAACCTGCTTCTAAACTTGTAGCACCTGAAACTCTTACTGTACCTAAGAAACCTGTATTACCTGTTACAGTAGTAGCACCTGTAACTTTTAATGTACCTACTAATTGAGTATTACCTGATACACATATATCACTATTAAACTCTGCTTTACCACCTACAACTAAACCTGCTGCTAAACTTGTAGCACCTGAAACTCTTACAGTACCTAAAAATCCTGCTGCTGCAGATACTGTAGCTGTACCTCCTACTATAATATTTGTTACTGATATATTTCCTGATACAGTTCCTGAAGGAAGATTAGTTAAATTAGATCCATCACCATGAAAAGCACTAGCACATACTTTAGCATTAGGAGCATGAACAATAGTACCCATTAAAGACGTATTACCAGTAATATGAGTAGTACCTATAATAGTTACTGTACTTGCAAATGTAGCAGTATTAGCAACACTTAGAGTACTTGCAAGACTTACAGCACCTCCAACACCTAATGTACCTCCAAGTGTTGTAGCACTACCTACATCTAATTCACCAAGGAGTTTTGTATTACCACTAACACATACGTCAGCATCAAATTCTGCTTTACCTTTAACTACTAATCCAGCTTCTAAACTTGTTGCTCCAGAAACTCTTACAGTTCCTAAAAAACCTGTAGCACCTGTTATAGTTGTAGCACCTGTAACTTTTAATGTACCTACTAATTGAGTATTACCTGATACACATACGTCACCATCAAATTCAGCTTTACCTACAGCAGTTAAAGTTCCTCCTACTCCTAAGTTACCAGTCATAGTAGTATTACCAGCAACTGTTAAAGTAGAATTAAGATGTGTAGCTCCTGCTACAGATAATGTACTTTGTAAATGTGTAGCACCTTGAACTGTTACAGCAGTAGCAAAGTTTACACTACTTTTTACATGAAGAGTTCCATCAATAGTCGTATTACCTGTAACTTCTAATGTACTATCAAATCCAACAGCACCTACTACACTTAGTGTTCCACCTATAGAAGCATTATGTGTAACTCTTAAAGAAGATACAGATACATCTCCTGATGTAGGAACATTAGTTAAATTAGATCCATCTCCATAAAATAATGAAGCACATACTTTATCTGTTACTAGTAAATCACCAACAACAGATGCATCACCAGATACACCAAATGTACCTGTAACTTGCATAGCACTTGTAGAAATTTTAATTGCAGTATTAGTGCCATCTCCTGTTTGTACATTTGTTAAATTAGCATCAACTCCTACATTACCAGATGTACTTACTTGTAATAATTTTTTATATGTATTATTTATTAATTTGTCTGATAGATCACTCATACTGTATCCCACTTTCTGTTATCTGGCTCTGGTACATCATTCCAAGTAAAATTAGCTCTTTGCCATGTAAAGTTTCTACCACCTGTATCAGGTCTTGGATTTCTAATTGCTATGTCATCTCTCACATCTGGTGCTTTATTTTGTGGATTATTTTTTAAATCGAAAGCACCATCAAAACAAGTAGGGCAAATTAACATCTGATAACTATTTAATTGCATTACTCTATGTGGATATACAAAACTGCATTGATCACACATAGCTAATGCATTACGATTAGTTGCCATTATATATACCTTAGTTTCGGTCTAATTAATAAACTTGCTCTCTCTCTATCTTCTTCCATAGCTACTGCTAATTTCTCTTCATAGTTCATTTTTAACATATTAATTCTTTCCATAGGAATACCTGTTCTTTTCATAGCTAAATAATAAGCTAAACCACATGTTAAAGCTGGTAAAAATCTTATAGGTGCATCTGCATTTTGATCTGCAGATTTATCTACATCTTGTAATTGTCTAAAAAATTCTATATTTAAAACACCAGTAGAATTATCTGGTGTAGGATATAATTTTAATAAAGGATTATTAAGATTACGTTCTATTGTATATTGTGTTGGTCTACCTGTTTGATTCTTATTAGGTAGATTATGATATTCTTCTCTTGATATTCTTTCTAATGCTATGTCAGTTCCTGATACATTTGTTGAATAGGTAACAGCTAAAGCATCTATAGTGTAATCAGCTAAAGATACTGAAGCTATAGTATCTGCTACAGTTACAACAGTTGTACTTATAGACCATAAAAGAACTCCTCTATTCTGCCAATCATTTAACATTAAATTAATAGATCTTCGAGCAGAAGCAGGTTCATGACCAAGAGTTTGTTCACCACCAATCATTTCAGTAGCTTCTTGAATTATTTCATCTATTTCTAAATTAAAATTATATGTACCTGATGTTGCCATTTAACATTTCCATTATTTATTATTTTTTTCTTTCATGAAAAATCCTAATGCACCTGCTACACCACAACCAATCATAACAACACTTTGCCATAGATCACTTGGTATAATAATACCTATCATAGCTAATACTGCTGCAATAGCAGAATAAGATGATGGTTCTTTAAAACGATATATTAATTCTTGCATGTTAT